ATTGGGGCTACAATGAGTTAAGCGAAGAAGAAAAAGCCGAGCAATTGTACAAGTATGATACCGCAATGAATCGTTTTCTATTTTACCCGTGGGGCGTGTTCGTTACCGCATACGCAAGGCGAAACCTATTCACGGCAATTTACACACTTGGTGATGATTACATATACAGTGACACCGATAGCGTTAAGGTGATGAATTACGAAAAATACAAACCGTATTTTGAGAAGTACAACAAAGAAGTTATTGCCAAACTGCAACGGGCTTGTAAACACCACACTTTGCCGTTTGATTTGGTTGAACCGTCAACAATTAAAGGCGTTAAAAAAATGTTGGGTGTGTGGGATTTTGAGGGCGTGTACGACAAGTTCAAAACACTTGGTGCAAAACGTTACATGGTGAAGCAAAAGGGCGCAACGAAAGCCAACGGCAAAGTGTATGACTATTCGTTGACCGTTTCGGGCTTAAACAAGAAAATGGCAATACCATATTTGTGTGAAAAATACGGTGATGATATTATGGAAGTGTTCAACGAAAACTTGTATATACCACCAATAGGCACGGGCAAAAACATTCACACATATATTGATTACCCAATTGAGGGTGAAATATGTGATTATTTGGGCAACGTGGCAAAGTTTTACGAAAGTACGGGTGTACATCTTGAACCAACAGACTACACGCTTTCATTGTCGGTGTTGTTCTTAGATTACATCATGGGTAAACACTTAGCAGGTTGATATATGAGTAATGAAGATTTAGAATCAATTTGTGAACGTGGCTGCAATTATGGTAGTTGTTCACTTTGCCCACATTATCAAGAATTAAATAACAATGTAGAACCAATAAAACGTTACGGTTATGGTAAAGAAAAAAAGCAAAGAACCAACAGACGGGCAAACCGTTAACCCCACAATGAAGTTTTATTCATTGAAGAAGTTACTATCTAAACACGCAGATTATAACATTGTGTTTGGTGAACGTTCCAACGGTAAAACATACGCAGCACTTGAATACGGTTTACGTAACTATGTAAGCACGGGCAAACAGTTTGCGTACTTGCGTAGGTGGAAAGAAGATTTAAGGGGAAAACGTGCCGAAGCGTTATTTAGTGGGCACGTGGCAAACGGTTTTATTGAAAAACTTACAGGCGGTGAATACAATGAAGTGTTCTATCTTTCGGGCAAATGGTTTTTATCTAAGTACGACCCAGAAACAAAGAAACGTACACCCGATTTAGAGCCGTTTTGTTATGGCTTTGCACTTTCAGAAGTGGAACATGACAAAAGTACAAGTTTTCCAAACGTAACAACCGTTATATTTGACGAGTTTTTAACCCGTAGAATATACCTACCCGATGAATTTGTAACATTTATGAATGTACTTTCAACCATTATCCGAAACCGTGATGATGTAAAGGTGTTAATGCTTGGCAATACCGTAAACAAGTATTGCCCCTATTTTACTGAAATGGGTTTGCGCAACATTGACAAAATGGAACAAGGCACAATTGACATTTACAAGTTCGGTGAATACGGGGCAACGGTTGCGGTTGAGTATGCAAGTAGTATGCAGATTAACAAACCAAGTAACAAATACTTTTGCTTTGACAACTCACACTTGCAAATGATAACGGGCGGTAAATGGGAACTTGCAATTTACCCACATTTGCCCCGAAAGTACAAGCCCAAAGACATTGTTTTTACCTACTTTATTGAGTTCCAAGAACAATTGTTACAAGCCGAGATAATAAACGTTGAAAACGAGTGTTTCACGTACATACACCGTAAAACAACCCCGTTGATTGACGGTGTATTAACTTACTCGCTTTTGCCAAGTTCCAAACCGTGGTACAAACGAAAGTTGTTGAGCGGTGCAAGTAAGATTGAGGCGAACGTTGCACGGTTTTACGCAATTGAAAAAGTTTTCTATCAAGACAACGAAGTGGGTGAAGTGGTACGCAATTATATTATTGCTTCAAGCAAAAATAATTTGGCAAAAATTTGATTATTTGAAAAAATATATTATCTTTGCACACATAAAAGATAAAAGTATGGAATACGGTGATATTGTGAATTTAATTGGTTCGGTGGGTTTTCCAATCGTAATGTGTATTGTATTGTTCAAATACATTACCACATTAACCGAAAACCACAAAAACGAAGTGAACCTATTAAAAAACGCACTTGATGCGAATATGGAACGGTTAAACGAAGCGACGACCCGTAACACACAAACTTTGGTTGAATTGTCAACACTCATTAAACACATCACCCATGAAGAGGATTAAAGACATATTGTACAATGACTTGCAAAAGTTTGTCAAAGGTAAAGACGATGCCGTAACGGCATACGTCAATAACTTTTTGAACAAATTACAATCAATGTTTGTGTACACGGGTGTACCTGATACGTTGAACGTTCAAGCAATGGAACTTGAATTGATGACAACGGGCAACGTTGCAATTGCAGAAGTTAACGGGGACTTGTACGCACTTTCGGGTTCAACGGGCGGTGAACTTGATGCGTATTACCAACCTACAACGTACATTGTTGCAAATCCGTGGTTAAAACTCACAAAAGAATACACAATTGGCAAGGATTGTGTATTGATGCGAAACGATTACAACATGGTAGGTTTAATGCCTATTATTGGACGTTACGCAGTACAACTCACGGACACCGAAATATCATTAAATACCGTTGCAGTAATGAGCCGTATTTCAATGCTCATTTCTGCAAGTGATGATAAGACGAAAACAAATGCAGATTTGTTCGTGTCTAAAATCTTAAATGGTGATTTTTCGGTTATTGGTGAGAGTGCATTTTTAGACGGTGTAAAGTTGCAGACGTTACCCAATAGTGGTAGTAACTACATAACGCAACTGATTGAATTGTTGCAGTATTACAAAGCAAGTTTTTACAACGAAATTGGCTTAAATGCAAACTTCAACATGAAGCGTGAAAGAGTTACCACGAATGAACTACAAGTTAACGTTGATGCACTTTTGCCACTCGCTGACGAAATGTTGAGAGAAAGACAAATTGCAATTGAAAATGTTAACGCAATGTTCGGTACTGAAATTTCGGTTGATTTTGGAAGTGCTTGGAAAACCATACATGAAGAAGAAGAACTAAACAACGAAATGGTTGAAACAAACGGTAACGAGCATGAGCCACCAAGTATAACAGACGGTAACGAGCAAGAACCGCAAGAACCAAGTGAGCCACAAGAACCAAGTGAGCCACAAGAACCAAGTGAGCCACAAGAACCAAGTGAAGCACAAGAACCAAAAAAGAAAGACGATGAAAACATATAGTGAGTTGTTAAGTAGAACGAACGGTATATTTGCAGCAATGCAAGAAGTGAACCCAACGTTGTACAATGATTTGTTCGGCACAGAACCCACGGCAACGTTTGACGGGTACGTGTTCTTCAAAACCGCAGCAAAAACAATGCTACCAACAATTGAAAACAATGAAGATGTTAAAACAGTTGTTAAGGGTGTTTGCCTTGAATATGGTGAAGTGTGGAAGCAAATAAAACAAGCGTTGAGCATTACACGAAACGCAGAAATACAAACCACCGAAACCACCAGCAACACCGACACCACCGATAGAACGCAACAAGCAACGGACGTTCAAAGCGGTAAAGGGTTCAATAGTGGTGAATTTGTTGACAGTGATAAAAACATTTCAACGGGTTCAAATACCGACACCCGAACGTATAACGGCAATAAAACGACCAGTACAACGTTGCAGAACCCCCAAGAGTGGATAAAACGTGAAGTTAGTTTACACGCCCTTAAAACGTTGTTTCTAACCGTGTGCGATGATATTTTGTATAACATAACACTAAGTATTTATGAGTGAAAAAAGTAAAAAGTGTGGAAGATATTATTTATTATCAACCACGTATTGAAAGCGATTGTTGAGGGGTTGAGAAAATCCAAGTCCCCGAACACAAACAAAGAGAACTAAAACGTATAACAATTTAATTTTTTCATATATGGAAGTAAAAAGCATTCACACGCTTATCAATAGCGTTTCAAGTGAAGTTCTTGGCAGAACTGACATTGTTAAAGATGACTTAACGGGGGTTGTTGACCTTGGTACAGAAGTGTTCAACCAAAATGCGATGGACGCTTATGTGAAAAGTTTGGTTAACCATATCGGCAAGGTGGTTTTCGTGAACCGCCCGTACATGGGTAAAGTACCAAGCGTTATCATGGACGCTTGGGAGTTCGGTTCGGTACTTGAAAAGATTTCAGCCGACATTCCAGAAGCAACTGAAAATAAGTCTTGGGAGTTGACAGACGGCACAACCTATTCACAGGACGTTTTCCACAACCCGACCGTTACGGCTAAGTTCTTCAACTCTAAGGTTACTTTTGAAGTACCCGTATCAATCACCGAAAGACAGGTTAAACAGTCATTTTCAAGTGCCGAGCAACTCAACGGGTTCTTGTCAATGATTTACAATGCCGTTGAAAAGTCAATGACAATCAAAACCGATGCGTTGATAATGCGTACTATAAACAACATGATTGGTGAAACATTCCACGCAGATGCAAAAGCGTTTACCCAGTCAAGTGGTAATGCAATTGACTATGCAAGCAACACAACAAACCGTTGTGTGAACCTTTTGAAGTTGTACAACACCAAGTTCACTAAGACGTTGAAAGCCGAAGCTGCTATTTACGACCCCGATTTCATTCGCTTTGCTTCATACATCATGGCAATGTATGCCGACCGTTTGGGTAGCATTTCAAGTTTGTTTAACGTGGGCGGTAAAGACCGTTTCACACCTAAAGACAATTTGCACTTTGTCTTGTTGAGCGACTTTGCCAAGAGTGCCGACACCTATTTGTATTCAGATGTAAGACACAACGAGTTTGTTATGCTACCTAATCACGAAACCGTACCATTTTGGCAAGGTTCGGGAAAGGGTTACGGTTTTGGCGATGTGTCAGACATTAACGTGAAAACAAGCGGTGGTAACGTTGTACACGTGGCGCACGTTCTTGGCGTTATGTTTGACTCTGACGCACTTGGCGTTACAAACTTGGATAAGCGTGTAACAACCAACTACAACGCTAAAGCCGAGTTCTTCAACAACTATTACAAGTTCGATGCAGGCTACTTCAACGACACAAACGAGAACTTTGTAGTGTTCTATGTTGCGTAATTTACTTGCGTGTTTAACCCCGTGGGGTTGTGGGGTGTACCTACAACCCCACATTATTTTTTATACACAATGCTTGAAATACATTTATATAAATATGAGGGGCAACCAAACGTTTTGAATAAGACGTTAAACGACCCCGTTACAGTCCGTGGGATTTTTCACACTTCAACAAATGTGCTTCAACCCGTGGTGAAGTTGCGAGGCGTTACAACCACGTTTAATTACGTGAAAATACCAAGTTTGAACCGTTGGTATTTTGTGGATAACAAAACGGTTGAAGATACCAATTTCACAACGGTTAAGTTACGTGTTGATGTGTTGCAGACGTACCAAGATAGGATTTTGAAAGCAACGGCAACGAGCATACAAAGCGACAACCCCAACTATATAAATAACAATACACCCGTGTACGACATACGACCGAACACAACACAATTGATGTTTGAAGATAAATTGAACCACACGGGCAACATTATTATGGTAACAATTAAAGGCACGTAAACATGACTTCTTACATAAATGTAACAAATAACATTGATAGATGCACGTTGGATTTTGAGTACAACGGGCAAACTTACTCAATACGTAAAACTGACGGTACAATCAAAGTACCACAGGCAAACACACACACGTTAAACACGTTTTACTTACACCCCGATGAAGGTTATACTATTGACCAAAATAAAAAACCATATATGTATGTTTTAGACCAAAATGGGTCGTACTCTTATTTTAGACATGTTGTTGATAATGGTGACGGACGGTTTAAGATTACCGTCGAAAGCGCAAATAACTATGTATATGATCATAAAGCATATGATTCTTTGGCAGAATCTTATGGCACACTAATTGAAGATGCAGAGCCAAAAAAATACACCATTACCAAGAACGTAACAAATTGTGTGTGTGATGCACCCGACACCGTGGAAGAGGGCGCACAACTGACAATTACGTGTACGGCAAACACGGGGTATGAGTTCACAACACAACCAATAATTTCGTACTATGATAGTTCAACAGGCTACCCCGTACAAAAGAAGTTCACAGTTGACAGTGATAAGCACACGGCAACGTACACAATTGAAAGTGCCGTTGCAAATTACACCGTGAAAGCAACTGCAAGCGAAGCCACGACACCCGTAAAAACATTGCACATTGCAACACAACTTCACAGTTGTACAAGCAACGCCCCGTTGACCGTGGAAGAAAACACAGAATTTACAACCGTGGTAACTGCAAATGAGGGGTACAAGTTTGAAACGACACCCCGTTATACTTGGATGAATGCAGAGGGGCAACCAATCATTAAAGTTGGTACGTTAAACGAAACCAATACACAATGTACAATCACATTTGTTGCACCTTTGTACGACACCGTACAAAAGGGGGTTATTACTTTGATTGGTACGGCAATTGCAGAAGCACCGCAATTTGATAAATACGGGGCTATCAACGTGTACAACGTGGACGAAACACAGTTGAATAAATTTGCACAACAAAGATATGTTGCTTCAACTGACGTTGAGGGCAACACAACTTATGATGATATGGGCAAGTTTATTATCAAATTACACCGAGTGTTTGGCGATGTTGGCACACTCAAAGATGCGACCATATTTGCAGGACGTTATAACACGGGTATTGCCACCAAGACACCCGACAATGACGTGTTCACGGTTGATTTTGGCACGGTAACAATACCAACACCAAACAACAATATAGTGGATTATGCAAGTGAAGTACAATTGTATTTGCCGTTTAACGGGTTCGTGAACATCAACACACGTGATGTTATGGGCAAAGAAGTGAACATTGTGTACCGTTATAACATTGTTTCGGGCGATTGTGTGGCAGAAATTAAAGTGGGTGGTATTATTATTCAGATATTCACATTTAAGTTAGTTACCGAAGTGTTTTTCAGAACATACGACAATGATACATACGGCAATGTTGACTACAACGCCCAATCATTGTTGGGGTTCGTGCCTTATATGGTAGTCACTTCATTCACTTCAAAAATGTGTGAGCCGTACAACGACAATGAACGCAATACCATTAACACGTTTTCGGGGTATCACGAATTTATAAACGTTGAAAACCTTGAAGCAAGTGAAGCGACCGCAGACGAAGTAAACGAGATTATTAACCAATTAAAACAAGGCGTTATATTATGAGAGAATTAAAAGAAATTATATTGCATTGCACGGCAACACCGCCAACAACCACGGTTGAAAGCATACGCAATTACCACGTGAACGTCAACGGGTGGAATGATATTGGCTATCACTATTTGATACAACACGGGGTTGTAAAGAATGGCAGACCAATCGAAAAAATCGGGGCGCACTGCAAAGGACATAACACGGGTACAATTGGCATTGCTTACATTGGTATCCACCCGACATTGCAAGACGTTGTTACACTCGCTACATTGTGTAATCAACTTATCAGCAAATACAGCATTAAGAAGATAAGCAAACATTGTGATTATGCCAACAAGACTTGCCCCAATTTCTCGCCAAGTTGTGATAAGGTTTTCAACCGTATTTGCAACATAAAATTAACATGACGTGTAATTGATACACGTGAAACAACGGGTTACATTTGTGAACCCGTTTTTATTTATTTTTAACATTGCGTTTCACGTGAAACATTTTGTGCCGTGTTTGTTTCACGTGAAACATTTTGTGCCGTGTTTGTTTCACGTGAAACATTTTGTGCCG